GTTTGCCGGCCGTGTTGTCGATTACGACTACCAGTTCGGTTTGGACGGCGATGACACCGTCAGCGTGCAATGCGCCGACGACTTCTATCTGCTCGCCCAAACCGTCACCGACGAAGTCCACATAGATAAAGAGTTCTCTGGTGAACGGATCGAAACGATCTTGGATTTGACCGAGGTGAACTATCCGTCCGGCGCGGCCCGCAACATCGCGACCGGCACCGTCGAGCTCGGAGGCCACACCGGCGGCGGCGGAGGAGGACACGACTACGACCTCGAGCTCGGCCAGAACGTCCTCGACTATCTGCGGCTCGTCAACGCCGCGGAACGAGGCCGGCTGTTTATTGATCGTGAAGGCGTCCTCGTGTTCGAGGAACGGATCGGACAAACGCTGTCGGCTCCTGTCGTTGAGTTTCACGACGACGGCACGAACTACCCGTACCGGAACGTCGACATTTCGTTCGGTGCCGACAAAGTCGTCAACCTGGTGTTCGTTCAATCGCTCGCGAACGACTTTGGCACCGCATCCGACTCGGCAAGCCAAGCCAAATACTTCGTGCAGACCGAGAGCATCACCGGAAGCCTCCTAGACACCGACGCCGCGTGCGCCGATCTCGCCACCTATCTGCTCAACCCTGAACCAGAAGCCACGTTCACGGCGGTCGAGGTCGCGTTCGCGCAGCTCACCGACGGCCAACGCGACACGATCTCCACGGTCGACATCGGTGACACCATCAACATCGAAAAGACGTTTATCAACGGCGAGACGGTGACCGAGCTCGCCCAGGAACTCGCGGTCGAAGGCATCGAACATTACATCGACACCACCGCCGGCCATGTCGTCAGGTTTTACACAAGCCCCACCACGATCGTTTACGAGCTCATCTTGGACGATGCCACCTATGGTGTGCTCGACGCATTGAATGTTCTAGGATAAGGAGCACCTATGGCTAGCCCATTCCCATTCACCTCGGGCCAAGTCCTGACCGCGGCGCAGCTCAACGCGTTGAATGAGATCAATACGTTCACGCCGGTCGTGAAGCAAGGCACGACAACGTTTACTGTGACAACCACAGAGGCGTCCTATTACCAAGTGAACAAACTGGTGTACGGCACGGTTTACGTTACGGTCGCATCGGGGACAGGCCAAGCCGGCAACAGTCTGATTGTCGATTTGCCAGTCAACGCGACGTCCGCTCCTGGAAGCGTCGTCGGGAGCGTTTGGATTTATGACAGCAACACGGCGACCGCCTATGGCGGCCAAACTGTTTTGGTGACAGCCACCACTTTCCAGTTTCTTGGGGATTGGTCCGGCGGAAACGCTTTCGGCATTTCTCCAGCAGTCCAACTGACCACAAGCGATCAAGTCCGTTTCAACTTCTGCTACGAGGTGGCCTGATGAATCTTGTGACACTCGCCGATCCCGAAACCCCTGACGACGCGACGTTGACGTCAAGAATGCGTTACCAGCGCGACATTCTGCTTGCCGCTTCTGACTGGGCGGTTCTGCCAGACGCACCCACCGACAAGCAAGCATGGGAAACATACCGCCAACAGTTGCGTGACTTTCCCGCGAGCTGGACGCCAGGACCGACCGCCGACTTCCCTACCCCGCCCGCATGATGGTCACCAGCGAAGACGCTAAAACGGCCGCGCTCGCTGTAGTCATGAGCGTGATCGTCGTCTTCTGCTTGTGGATTGGACAGAGATGAACATCGCGAACCCGTCGAAAGCCATGATCGCCCTCGTTGCGCTGGTCTGTGTCACGCTTCTGCTGATGACCGATTCGATCTCGAACGAGGCCGGGACTGGCCTGATCGGCATGATCGCCGGATACGCCGTGGGCAACGGCATCGCCGCGCGCCGCGGCGACGATGTCACCCCGATCATCGGAAAGAAGTCTTGAAGTTCCACAGTTGGCAACGGGACACGCCACGCCACCCGTTTGACACCTGCTCACCGAACCTGCGCCAGATCCGCAAGTACCTCGAAGAGCGCTGGGGATTCTGGAACCTTGGCTGTTACGGACGCCGACCGATCCGCGGCGGCACCGCATGGAGCTCGCACGCTTTCGGCGCAGCTCAAGACCTCAGCTACCGCCGTGACGACGGCCACCCGACCGCACCATCCCGCGAATGTGTCGAGCAAGACGTCATCCCGTGGCTGATCGAACACCATGAAGTACTTGGCATTCAGCGCATTCACGACTATTGGGCGAAGCGTTACTGGGAAGTAGGTCGCGGCTGGATTGGCCGTCCGCCTGGAGCACAGAACGATCACCTGCATATTGAGGTCACGCCTGACACTTGGACTTGGGCGTCACCAATCTCGGAGCGCATCGTGTCCGGCCCGCCGCAGACCACTCAGCCGGCCGCGGTGCCTCCGTACCCTGGGCAATCTGTCCGCAAAGGATCGAAAGCCAAGGACCGAGTCAAACTGATTCAGCGTGAGCTAAAGATGCTCGGCTACAACGTCGGCCCCGTCGATGCGATCTTCGGCCCGAAGACCGACGCAGCTGTCAAAGCCTTCCAAACCGACCAAGCCCTCAGAGCAGACGGCATCGTCGGACCTATCACTTGGAAGGCTTTGTTCAACTAGCACAAGGAGGCAACTGTGCCAGACATGTCAGACTTCGACGCCGCACGCCCCAAGCCGGCCAAAGCGAAGATGCAACAGATCATCGACGAGCTGGACGCGGAACGCTCAGAAGCGCTCGTCGCGGCTCTCAACGATCTGTCGTATTCGGTGCCGACCATCAAGGCGGTGCTGAACAAGTGGGGAATCGACGTTTCGACCTATCCGATCTCGGAATGGCGAAGGAAGAATGTCTAACCCGTTCGACGAGGAAGCAGAGCTGCAAGAGCTCCGCGACGCCCTTGTCAGACAGCAACGCGCCACCCGCAAAGCGCACGCCAAATCCGAAGCCATCGTCGAAGCCGTGTACCAGGCGGCGAAAGACGCGGCCGTCACACTTGGACGCGCACCTAGCGTTCCCAAACCCAAGACAGACCCGCGACGCAAGAACCCTGAAGTCGCGCTGATCCACGCGACCGATTGGCAGCTCGGCAAACAAACCTCCGACTACGACATCGACACCTGCCGGAAACGGATCCACCGGTTCGCTGAGAAGATCGGCACGATGACCGAGATCCAGCGAGCCGATCATCCAGTCAAAGAAGCTCATATCATGTTCGGCGGCGACATGGTCGAAGGCTTAGGCATCTTCCCAGGACAACCCTATGAAGTCGAAGCACACCTGTTCGAGCAGCTGTTCGCCACCGCCGGCCTCATGGAAGACTTCGTCCGACGGATGCTCGCCATCTTCGAGCATGTCACCGTCACCTGCGAGTACGGTAATCACGGCCGGCTTGGCCGCAAAGGCGACATGCCAGGAGCCGACAACATTGACCGCGTCGCCTACAAGATCGCTGGTGACCGCCTCGAGGACGACCGCGTCACCTGGCACACCTCGCCGGCTTGGTATCAGATCGTCGAGATCGGGAACTATGGCGCTTTGCTGGTGCATGGCGACGAGATCAAGTCATTTGGCGGCAACACGCCAGCGTTCGGCATCCTTCGCAAGTGCAACCAATGGTCGACCGGAGTCATCCCCGAAGCATTCTCCGACGTTTACATGGGCCACTTTCACACGCCGATGACGTTGACGATGGCGAACGGCGGTCAGATCTATGTCACCGGTTCGCCAGAATCGGAGAATGTGTACGCCAAGGAGTTCATGGCAGCGACCGGCCATCCGAGCCAGCGTCTGCATTACGTCGATCCAGAGGCCGGCCGCGTCACGGCATCCTACCTCGTGTGGCTTGACTAACGAGCGGAAAATCCGCATAATGGCTCCATCGGACCCCGACCCGATTTGGAGGAAAAAATGAAGACGTTGTTATGGATCGCCGTGATGGCGATCATTCCCGTCAACTGCGACCCGTTGGAAATGCCGACAGAGGCCGCGGAATACCAGCGCAACATCAACACCGCGAAGTGTGAGCAATGGTTCGGACACGCGCTAGCGATGGGCTGGGAGATCGACGACCTGCCCGTCCTCGATGAGGTGATGTGGCGCGAGTCCCGTTGTGACCCGACACAAGTGTCAGACACCGGCGACCACGGCCTG